CTTATGTTCAGACCGGAGTACAAAGGCGAACAGATTATCGAGTTCAGAGGGCAGAGATACGCAGTGTATCGCACGTATGAAACACGCAATGACATCATCGAACTGTATGTCGAGCGTAAACAGGGGGATGTATGAGCAAGACAGTAGGGGCCGAAGATTTCCGAATGGAGGTCATGCAACTTCTTGATGAATACGGCAAGGATGCCCGGATGGTATTGAATGACACCATCCCGGAGGCGGCTGATATCTGCGTGAAGATGATCAGAGGCAATTCAAGGAAACAGACAGGCAAGTATGCCAAAGGATGGACGAAGAAACAGCAGTATTATCGTGGTTTAGGAACCTCTTACGTGGTCTATAACCGGGACAGATACAGAGTCGCTCATCTTCTGGAGCGTTCCCACAGGATCAAGAACCAGTGGAACACATACGGCTCTACAGTGGGCGATAACGTCATCAGAGACGCTACCGACTACACAGAACAGTGGCTTGTCACGGAAACAGAAAAGAGGCTTAAAGGATGACGTTCGATGATATTTATGATGCAGTTCTTGAAACAGGGCTACCTGTGGCAGTGAACTTCTTCGAGAAAGACATCCCGAACCCGCCTTACATCGTGATCACTTATCCTCAGAATAACGATATGTACGCTGATAACTCTAACTATGCAGAGATCACTCAGATCGACATCGCACTCTACGCCAAACGCAAGAATGCGGCTCTGGAGCGTTCTGTTGAGAGCGTTCTGAAAGAGCATTTCGGCTCTTGGTTCAAGAGTTCGGAGTGGGTCAACAGTGATCATTTGCAGGAAACCATTTACACTACGGAGATGACTATCAATGGCTAATAAGATTAAATACGGCATCAGAAACTGCTATTACGCAGTTGCTACCGACACAGATGGTGTACTTACTTACGGCACACCGAAGCGGCTTGCCGGAGCTGTCTCTCTGTCGCTTGAAGCACAGGGAGAATCCAATCCCTTCTATGCTGATGACATCGTATATTTCCAGAGTATCGCCAATAACGGATATTCGGGTTCTCTCGAGCTTGCTCTGATCCCTTCCGACTTCAAGGGCGATGTACTGGGCGAGCTCACAGCAACGAATGGCTTGCTGGTTGAGAAAGCAGACACAGCGACAGTCGAATTTGCTCTGCTGTTTGAGTTTCAGGGCGATGAGAAGGCTACCAGACACTGCATGTACAGATGCACGGCAACACGTCCGGCAGTCGCAGGATCAACTAAGGAAGCGAGCATCACGCCTCAGACTGAGACGCTCAACATCACAGCAATGCCTCGTATCAGCGATCAGATCATCAAGGCATCCGTGCCTCAGTCTGATACTGGCGCATACACAACTTGGTTTGACGCAGTAGTTGAACCGGAATTCTAAGGAGAAGGTATGGAGAGAACAGTCAGAATTGACGATAGAGATGTAAAGTTCAAGGCAACCGGAGCAACGATCAGGATCTACAGACAGATGTTCCGCAGAGACATTCTCGAGGACATGGATAAGCTCCAGAAAGAGGCGACAGAGGGGAAACTGTCTGCTGAGGCTCTGGAAATGTTTGAAAACATGGCATTCGTCATGGCAAAGCAGGCAGATCCGTCTATCCCGGACACTGCGGACGAATGGCTCGACCAGTTCAGCATGTTCTCTCTCTACCAGATTCTTCCCGAAATCATTGCGCTGTGGGGATTATCCTCCACGACGCTTTCTGACAGCAAAAAAAAAGCACTCGCACAGACCGACCTTTAACAGTCGGTCTTTTTCTGCTGAGATGCATACAGATTGGCATACCAATGTCTGATCTGGACGAGTTGGATTTAGGGATGATCTTGGACATCATGACCGAATCATCCAACGACTCGGCAGAGTGGACGCAGGTAGCCACACAGGAAGACTTTGACAGATTCTAAGGAGTAAATATGGCAGGTAGCAGATTAAAGGGTATCACGGTTGAGATTGACGGTAATACTACCAGTCTCCAAAAATCTCTCAAAGATGTAGATAAATCATTACGGGATACACAAACTCAACTAAAAGACGTAAACAAACTGCTGAAGTTAGATCCTTCAAATGTTGATCTGCTTAAGCAGAAGCAGAAACTTCTGACTGATGCAGTAAAAGATACTAAGAAGCGGCAGGACGAACTCAAGAAGGCACTCGAAGAAGCCAAGAATGCCGGAGATACCGAAGCGGCAAGAGATCAGCAGGATCGGCTCCAGAGAGAACTGATTGAGACGACTCTGAATCTGGAAGACTTGCAGGATCAGCTGAATCACTGCTCCCCGGTGCTTGAATCCATATCAGCCAAGACTGGCGAATGGGCAGAAAAGACAAAAGGCATTTCAACAGTAGCAGCTGGTGCGGCGGCGGGTATGCTCGGCATGGCTGCAAGTGCCGCATCAACGGCGGACGACTTGCTGACGATGAGCAATGTCACCGGATTCAGCGTTGAAGAATTGCAGAAGCTTCAGTATGCAAGCTCATTCATTGATGTTTCATACGAAACGATGACCGGGTCAATCCAGAAACTCACCAAGAACATGGCGAACGGCTCGGACGCTTTCGAGAAGCTCGGTGTGGTCATCCACAACTCGGACGGCTCGATGCGTAACGCAAAAGATGTCTGGTATGACGCTATAAAGGCATTGGGCGGCATTCAGAACGAGGCTGAAAGAGACGCTGTCTCTATGGAACTCTTTGGCAAGTCAGCCATGGAAATGGCGGGCATTGTCGATGACGGCGGCGAAGCTCTGATATCTCTCGGCGAAGACGCTGAATCAACCGGGAACATTCTCTCGGGGGAAGCGGTCGAAAGTGCGGTGGCATTCAATGACCAGATTGATGAGTTAAAAGCCAAAGCATCGCAGGCGTTCCTCGAAGCGGGGGCTTCCTTAGCTGAGACATTAGTCCCGGCACTTGAAAAGCTGGTCGAAGTGGTCACGCAGGTGCTTTCGTGGTTCGGCAATCTGGACGGAAGCACGCAGGCTCTGATCCTGAGTGTATTGGCTTTAGTGGCGGCAATCTCACCCGTCTTAGGGATGATTTCAGCCATCTCAGCGGCGGCGGCGGCTCTGAATGTGGGCATGTTGCCAATGTTGGGAACGATCGCATTGATCATTGCGGCAGTGTCGGCGGTCATTGCGATCGGTGTGGCACTGTATAAAAATTGGGACACCATTGTGGCTAAATGCACCGAATTCAGTGCCAACGTGCAGGCTAAGTTTGAGCAGATCAGATCAACCATTAGCAATAAAGTCGAAGCGGCAAAGAAGAAGGTCTCTGATGTATTTGAAAGCATCAGAAAGACGATCAAAGAGAAAATCGATGCGGCTAAAGAAGCGGTGAGCGGAGCAATCGAGAAGATCAAAGGCTTCTTCAATTTCTCCTGGTCATTGCCGAAACTGAAAATGCCGCACATCAATATCACCGGTGAATTCTCGTTGGTTCCACCTAAAACACCGAGCTTCAGCATCGACTGGTATGCGAAAGCTATGGACACGCCGATTCTATTGAACGGGGCGACCATCTTCGGTGCAATGAACGGCAATCTGTTGGGCGGCGGTGAAGCTGGCCAAGAGGTCATTATGTCGAAAGACCGCTATGACCGCATGAACGGTGTAAACATTACCGTTAATGCTTACTTTAACAGCGGATATAACTCTAAAGACGGCGCAGCTCTTGCGCGTCAGATCAATCGTGAACTCGGGGGGCTTTACAGATGAGGAAATTCACAGCAGTCAATGCCGCCGGGGAAACCTTCAATCTAATGCGAAAGGATGCGTTTTTCTACACCCCGAAAGGGCTTGGCGTGGAGTACGCAAACACCTACATGCGGGCGGGGTCAGCGTACATTGCAACCAAGCGAGACGTGGCACAGGGGTCGATTTCGGGAAAAATGATTTTCTCAAGCTACTCAGCATATACGGAATTTGCGAGGTTTGCATCACAACAACCGATTAAGCTTAAATACAAACCGAGCGATGCAACGTACACGATCGATGTGCTTATCGGCGAATTGTCTAAAGAAGAAATCAGCCACAGATCGAGCCGATTGGAGTGTGATCTGGTTCTCGACTGCCTGTCTCTCTGGTACATCGCAAAGCCAGGCGTGTGGTCATTGGCATCCGAAGCGACCGGAGGGAAAGTGTATGACTTTGAATATACCTACACTTATTCGGGTGGCCAGAGGAATCAAATCAGACTGCAAAATAACTCGCTGCTTGATTCGCCGTTGAGGCTTTCAATTTTTGGGACAGCTTATAACCCGACATGGCGGGTGCTGGTAAACGGCAATACAGTGGCATCCGGAAGCGTTTCTGCTACGATTCAGAACGGCAACAAGATGGTGCTTAATTCTGTCGACAGCAATCTTGAAATTGCTGAATACACAACAGCCGATGCTTTCGTCCGAAACCTTTACCAAGACACTGATTTTTCAGAATCAACATTTGTGTATGTGCCGCCCGGAAGCAGTCTGCTTGTACTGACCTCGTCAGACGGCGGAGACATACTGGCGTGTGCGGAGGTGATCGAACTGTATGAAGCGGTATAGGGTTGAGATATTCAATCATGACTATGACCTTGTTGCCCACGCAGTTGCCAGTGATGTGGATGTCAGATATGACTATTTGACATTGGACGACACTGTTATCGTGGTGCCGTCGGAGATCATCGTCACCCGAATGGACTATATCCGGCTGAAGGCAGACAGCGAAGCGGTATATACGGGAGTGGTAACGGATTACGAATACGCAGACGGAACTACCACGCTCAAGTGCCAACCGCTCATGATGCTCATGGATGTGCAGGTATACCTCGACAGGAGAACACTGCGCAACACAGCTCTCGAACAGATCATTGCAACAAAGCTTAGCAGCGTGTATGCGAATTCCGATGCTTACCAGAAGCTGACTGGCTTCCAGACGACCGTGGCAGGTGCTACGGTCGGCACGTCAATCATGGGAAGTGATGATCTTGTAAATCTATACGATGTGGCGCAGGAGGCACTTCGGAAGTATTCGATCATCTGCTTTTGGCGGCTTGATGTTTCCGGCAAGACGATCACCTGTGATGTGCGGCATGTCACGGGTGCGGCGACTAAGCTGAATATGGCTCTTGCCCTGGATTACCACATCCAGATCCAATCAATCAGCACTTCGTATAATAAGATGAAATATTACAACGGTGACAATCCTGCGCAGAGCATTACCTACTACATGCATCCAGACGGTACGGTTGACACTTCCAACACCAACCGGATCACCCCGGTAGTGTATTGTGAACGGATTGAAACCGGGCAGGAGCTTGACGGCGTAACAATGACATGGCAGGAAGTGGCGTTAGGAAACGCAAAAAGCACCATGGTCAACAGTTCACACGATAATGAGATAACCGTAACTATGCGGAGCGACTCCAAGCTGGTACCGATCGGGTCAATTGGAGATACGTACCAGCTTATCGACAGGGGCGGCGTAGTTTACACCTCGATATTAACAGGCTACCGAAGTGATGACACTACAGTCGTCACTCTTTTATTTGGAATGATACGCACGGAATTGACCGCAATATTGCGAATGGAGAAACGGAAATGAGACTTATCAGAAACACAGGCGAAACGATCACAGCCGCAGACGACGGGCGCATTATCAAAAACGCTCTCGGCGATGGGCTGTTTGAAAGCGTAGAGTTCACTATCTCAAACGGGCAGATCAACATCCCCGCATTCAAGGGAGTGCTGTCTGGGCGTGATTTCACGTTTGACGCTCAGTCGCTCGTGCCGACACTACCCACCACATCGACACCAGTCACAGGGCAGATCATCGTCCGAATTGACTTGTCGAGCGAAACCCCGCTCAGCCTCATTACGGTACTTGATCCGTACGAACTGACTTATGACGATTTAAATGAGTCGGGCGTGGTTTGCGAGATGAAAATAGCCACTTACACCGCATCACTCAGTGGCGTCATTTCGGTCACATCGGCGGCAAACAATATCGTCAACATTGCAGAGAAAGTCAGCAGCGGACTCGCAACGCTTAACAACACCGTCGCACCGATTGCAAGGCACAACGTGACTTATGCAGTCACAGGAGAAGGTGACGGAATTTATCTTCAAGGCGGTGGCACTACCATCATCGGAGCAGGCGAAGTAGCACAGAATTTAATCAGCAACAACATCAATAATGCACAGGCAGGAACATCCGAGAATGTACATGTCGCCGCTGACAGCACAGTGTTTCTCTATTCCAACTGCCAGACGATTGCAAACCGCAAAACAGTTGCACTCACTACGGCAGGCAATCTTGACATCCAGAACGGCGGTCTGATCACTCATGGCAATGTAACCGTCAATGGAGCAATCAATGCTACGGGTACTATTACGACAAACGGTCACACAGTTTATCCGATCACCTATAAAGATGTAGACATTAATTTGCACACAGCAACATGGAGAACAGCCACTAACCTCTACTACACAGAAATAAATGTTAGCGGATGGCAGTGGATTTACGGTGTGTCGATTGCCTTCTGGGGAGGTCTCACAGGAATGGTTCAGCCTTACATCGTCGGTGCAGGCTCTATCGGTCTTATGTCCACATCCAACAGCTTTCCGAGTACAAATGCGACGATCAGAATCCGCATTATGGGTACAAGAGTATCAGGTGACTGATGTTTGCGAGTCCACAGGCTTTTTACGATGCGGTCATTGGCAAGTCGATCGACACGGACGGCGCATATAATGCGCAGTGTTGGGATCTTTTCGACTTCTACTGCACTCAGCAGGGCGTGACATGCTCACGTTATTGCGCTCTAACTGGCTACGCAGGTGACCTTTATAAACTCAGATACAAATACGGATACGATAAATTCTTTGACTTTTTCTATCCCAAGAATGCAAAGCGTGGTGATTGGTACTTTTCTGATCACCACGTTGCTATGGTATGGGATGTGTACGATGACGGAACTGCTCTTTTATTAGGACAGAATCAGAGTGGCATCAAGAAAGTCACTCTCAAGAAGTACAAACTCAGTGACGCATTGGGGATGATGCGCTGGAGGAAATGGATGGACGGCTGGCAGAAAGAAAATGGTAAGTGGTACTACTACATAAACGGAAAGAAAACCACAGGGTGGAAGAAGATTGCTTACAAAGGAAAAGACTGTTGGTTCTTCTTCGACTCTGATGGTGCCATGGTTACTGGTTGGAGACTGATCACTTATAAAGGCAAGAAAGAGTGGTTCTGGTTCGATGACAAAGGTGTCATGGCTGAGAACATCCTCAGATGGGTCAAGAATAATTGGTATTACTTTGACGCTGACGGTGTGATGGTGACAGGGGAGATCGAACTTACATTAGAGTTTGATTCGTCCGGCAGGCTGATCGGAGGAAGGAAATGAGTTTCTATGACTTTATGGCGCATAAAGCCGACACACAGAAGATCATTGACGCACACTCAAAGGACTTCAACTACAACACTGCAAAGGAATACCTTAAGAAGTGTGGTGGGGTGAAAGCATACATCCGCTCACTGGGTGGAGTATTCACCAAATACGTTGATTTCAATGGGAAAATAACCACACAGGAGCAACTCACGGAGATCGGCGACTATGTTACTGGTCTTTATGACATCTGGGGTGTGGACTACTCCAATGGCTGCGATTATGAATTCAGCGAGAATCGGTACAAAGCAAAGTGCGGATGTGTCGGTGCTTTCTATCCTTCGCACGATCCGAAAGCACGTTTCGGAGTCAATTACTCTGTGTTTGGCTTTGCGAA